CCTGGGGCAACTCCTATATTCTGCTGACCCGTACCGCTACGGGCACAGTCATACAGATGGACGTGCTAAACCCTAAGTACGTTGTCCCCCTGGTAGCTCCTGACCAGTCCGTGTATTACCAGATTACTATGTCGCCGCTGCAGGTAGAGCCGCTGGAAGCTAACGTAGTCCCGGCTCGTGACATTATCCACGACCGAGGTTTGTGCTTGCGTCATCCACTCGTCGGCATGTCTCCGCTCGCAGCATGTGCGGCAGCAGTATCCATGACTACCAGTATTACGGACGGTAGCGCCGCGTTCTTTGCTAATGCTGCGAGGCCCGCAGGCGTGATAAGTGCGCCTGCTAAGATCGACAAAGACACAGCAGACCGAATTAAGGCTTATTGGGATGTAAATTTTAAGGGTAGTCAGAGTGGCAAAGTAGCCGTGCTAGGCGACGCTATGACCTACATACCTATGTCTATGGCTAGCACCGATGCACAGCTCGTGGAGCAGCTTAACTTTTCCGTAGCTGATATTGCGCGTACTTATCACGTCCCGCTTCATAAGATCGGCGCGGATCAGATGCGCACTGCGGGCACGAGTAACGCGGTGTATGAAGCTGCCTACTACTCGGATTGCCTTCAGTCCCACATCGAAGCAATCGAGATGCTGCTCACGAAGGCTTTCCAGCTCCCGAAAAACCGCGCTATCCAGATGGATCTATCCGGCTTGATGCGGATGGACGAGGGCGCGATGATCACAGCTAACGCGGCATCCGTAGGCGCCGGGATCATGACGCCAAACGAGGCGCGAGCAAAGCAGGGACTCAAGCCCGTCAAGGGGGGCAATACGCCGTATCTCCAGATGCAGAACTACTCCCTGTCCGCTCTGTCGAAACGCGACGCACCGGGCGCACCAAATACGCCCGTACCCATGCCAGACGGCTCCGGGGTCGGCCCCAATGGCGCGCCTATAGCTGCCCCTGTAGATCCGGCAACGGGCCTGCCTACGGTCCCCGTAAAGCCTCCTGCACCTAAACCCACGCCCAAACCCGCAGCCCCCAAACCAAAGGAGAGCGCATGACCGACCTCGTTACGCTCGTCCAAGCAAAGGAGCAACTCCGCATTACCGATACGGATTCAGACGACGAGCTTACCCGGCTCGTCACAGCTTCTAGCGCAATTGTGGCGCGGTATGTAGGCACGTCAGCAGTGGCTTGGACGTCAACTAGTATTCCGCCTGACGCTCAAGTAGCAGTGTTCCTTGTACTGGCTGCTCTATATGAGGATCGCGAGGGCTTAGATGATCCTATCGGCGTAGGCGTTATGTCACTGCTTGCGACGTATCGCGATCCGGCTCTAGCGTAATGGCCCTTGCTCCTGTAGTTCGTCCGCGTAGATCGCGGGGGATGCTGGCGGGCTCGCTGGGCTGCTTGGTATCACTGCAACGCAAGCAAGGTAAGGACGCTCTCGGACAGCCCCTAAGTACATGGGTCGAGTATGCCTCTGTATGGGGCAACGTGAACATGCTTACCGGCAAAGAAAAAGTAGCAGGCGGCACGACTATCGGGATGGGCACAGCGAGCATTCGCATTCGCTTTCGAACGGACGTAACCAATGGTGATAGAGCGGTAGTACGCGGAATAATTTTCAATATCGCGCAGCCTCTCCCGAATCTATCCACACAGGAATACACCGACCTACCGTGTACACAGGGCGCTAACCTTGGTTGAAACCATTGTAGCGACAGCCCTAGACACCTTGGCAGGCGGTAACGTGTTCCCTGACGTTGCGCCAGCCCCCTACACGACAGCAAACCCAGGGCCTCCTTGGATCACGTACCAAGCTGCCGGCGGCCAGTCGTGGCCTACGCTGGATAACGCTACCCCGTCCCTTAGAAATAGCCGTGTCCGCATAAATGTCTGGTCCCTTACTCGGCTGGAAGCTGCCGAGATTATGGAGCAGGTATTCAAAGCGCTTGTTAATCCGTCCGTCTGTGCCGTTCCCATAGGTTCCACCGCAAGCAGCTTTGAGGATGATACGTTGCTTTACGGATCGCTCCATGATTTTTCGATTTCATACTTAGGATAACTGAATGACTTCCACAGCACTAACTGCGCAAGGTACTAGCATCTCGGTAGACACGAGCGCTACGAATGTTCCTGACCTTACTCCCGTTGTCAACGTTTCGGAAATCAGTGGCTTTGATGGCGCGGCAACGGCCATTGACGTTACTGACCTCCTGTCCGCTGCAGCCGAAACCGTTATGGGTCTGCAAAAGTGGGGCAATATCTCTCTGACGACGAGCATTAATCTTAAAGAGCCCAGCCACGCAGCATTGCTCGCCGCTAAAAAGAGCGGCCTAGCTAAGGGCTTTGAAGTAACGCTCCCGGACGCCACCACGCTCGCCTTCCAAGCTTTCGTTAGCTCGTTCCCGATTGGCGCAAAAGTTGACGGTGTTGTGACCGGCGCAATTGCCCTGGCTATCACTGGCGATATTACGGTGACGGTCGCTACTGGAAGCTGATCCTCAGTGGTTGGATGACGCGGTACGCGAAGCTATGGCAGAAGTCCAAAGAAACGCCGTGCCGGTCATACGGAGACTTATCTCCGAAGCAAGCTCCACCAAACTACCCGCGTGTAATTTTGAAGAAGGCTGCGAAAGCTGCCAATAAGGGACTATGAATAAAGAAGAATTTTTGGCGGCTGTTAAGGCAGAAGTTAAAGAAGTGGAAGTAGCTGCCCTCGGCGTGGTGATGAAATTCAAGATTATGTCCGGCAAAGCCCGAGACGCGTTTTACGCCGAGCTGTCCGCCGACAAAACCAATAGCCATTTCGAGGCCGCGATTGTCGCGGCAACAGTAGTAGATGATAACGGCGCACTCCTGTTCAATGCAGACGATCTAGCTACTTTGAAAGATCAATCCGGCTCTGCTGTGGGCGCTGTCGCCAAAATCGCTATGTCCGTAAATGGCATTGGCGTAGCCGCTCAGGACGAAGCAGCAAAAAACTAAAGGCCAGCCCTGAGCGCTTGTTCTGGTTCAGGCTGGCAAAAGAACTAGGTATGTCTGTCGCCCGCTGCCAGGACGAGGTATCTAGTTCCGAGTTCGGGGAATGGATCGCGTACTACTCGCTAGAGCCCTTCGGGGATAGGCTGGCCGATCTCCGTATGGGAACAGTCGCGAGCGTTCTAGCAAATGTAAATAGAGGGAAAAATTCCCCTGTGTTTAAGCCGCATGACTTTATACCGTGGGCGCAGCAAGAAAAGGTAGTAGACCTCCCGCAAGCCGAGGAAGTCGCCGCGCTGTTCGGTATAAATCTTACGGAGCTTAAATCTAATGGCACAAAGCAAATCATCATTCAGCGTCCAAAATCCTGACGCCTTAGCGAACGCTATAGCTAACTTGGAATCGTCCTTATCGGAGTCAACCCTACGTAAAGCGGCGGCAGCAGGTGCCACTGTGTTTAAGGACGAAGTAATGCTACGCGTTCCTAAGGCGTCTGGAGATCTAGCGGCGGGGCTAACTGTTGCGTTTGTGCCTGAGCAGAGCGTAGAGGCCCAGCTCGCAACGTACATTGTTACATGGGTAGGCGATACCGGAAAAGAATGGAAGAGTAAAAACAAAGTGTCTAGGCGCAGCTTGGCCGGCTTTATAGAGAATGGCACGTCTAAGAAAGCTGCCAGCCCGTTTGTCACGCCTGCGTTTGGTGCAGCCGAAACCAAAGCCGTGGAAAAGGGGAACGAGGTTATAACCGCTGCGCTAAAGGCTAAGGTGTAAATTGTCTAACAACAATACAACGATTGTATATTCGGTCAACGCTACAGGCGTAGCAGCAGGCGTAAGCCAGCTTAAGGCGCAGGGTGCTATCGCCAACACCACTATGTCAGCGATGGCCCAGCGCGCGGCCTTGGTTAATTCCGCGATGGCCGAGGCTGCAGCTAGTGGTATCACACTAAATTCTAGAGCAGTAAATAAGCTGGCGAGCGAGTATCAAAGAGCAGCGGCTACTATGGGCAAGACGCGCGCCGAAATCCTCAGTGGAAAGGCCGCAGCGCTTGGCGTAAGTAGTACATTCGCGGAGCTAGACGCGTCCATCGCCGCAGCCTCAGCTACTACGCATAGTTTCAGTCTGGCATCGGGCGCAGCGCGTCGTGAGCTTGCGGTACTGGCTCACGAAGCAGCAACGGGTAACTGGACTCGCTTCGCTGGGTCGCTGGGTGTTTTAGGTGAGCGTACGGGAGCCATCGGTTTGTTGTTTAGCGCGACCGGCGCCACAATAGTAGCGTTCGCGGCTGCGACAGCCCTGGCGGTTTATGAGGTTGTACAAGGTCGTGAACAATTTGACGCGTTCAATAAATCAATAACTGCTACCGGCGGTTTTATTGGTTTGAACGCTCAGCAAATGATTGCCCTTTCAAATGGTCTGCAGACCAGTACAACTAGCCTAACCACCGTACGCGAGGCTATGGCCCAGGTGGCGGCGACAGGTGCCTTTACGGCGGATAACCTCGGGTTAGCTACTCAGGCCGCAATAGCAATGTCCTCGGATATCGGGATTGGCACGGATAAGGCCGCCGAGTCGCTTGCAAAAATACAGGATAACGTACTTAAATGGTTAGGCGACTACCAGCAAGCTCACCACACATTTAGCGCGGCGCAGGCAGAGGAAATTGAAGGCTTCGTAAAGGCTGGCAATACTACAGCAGCTTACGATGCCATCATGAGAGATTTGGTAGCGTCCCATCAGATTGCAGAGAACAGCGGTAAAGAGGCCACCAGTTCTATCATACAGGGTTGGCACGATATTGTAGACGTTGTTCGCATGTACAAGGGTATGTTAGTCGGGCTCGCTGTGCCTGCAGGCATCGGTAAAGATATTGGGGACCAGCTCGCCAATGTGGAGCGCGCCCAGCGCAACGTCTCTGCTCTATCAGAATCAGGACTTCCGGGCAATTTAGAAAATGCTAAAGAGCAGTTAGCTATTCAGATGGACAAGCTCAACGTTCTGCGAGATCAGCAAGCCGTACAGTTTAAGACTCAACGCGCGCAAGAGGCCTCCGCAAAAGGTGGCGATGCTCAAATCGCTGTTACGAGCTACCTTACTTCTGATAAGTACGCTTCGCCTAAGCAGAAACAAGGGCTTGAGTTAGACGGGGAAAATCAGGCGTTCGCCAAGGCGACTAAGGATATAGACAAAGGCTCGGCCAATTATCAAGCGGCGCTCAAGCGTCACTATGATAACGTCGCGCAGATTAATGCCGAGTACGCGAAGAAAACCAAAGTACCGTCTAACAATAATGCGATTGACGCACAGCTAGCGGCTCTAGTAGCCAGCAGCGCAACGCGGGTAGCTCTTGAGAAGGATCAGGAAACAAAGATAAAAGGTCAGCTTGACTCAGGTGCAATCGATCAGGCGACCTACTATCAACGTATCCATGACATTCAATATTCCGCGCTTACTGACGAAATCAGCATCGCCAATCAGCGGGCCGTTATCGCCAGCGGAAAGAAGCAACAAGCAGCAGCGCAGACAGCACTAGAGGACGCTAAGAAACTTGCCGTAGAGCGTCAAGGCGTAGACGACGCACTAACTACCAATCTCGCAGCGAACCAGAAGAAGCAGACGGACGCTATCGAAAAGTTCCAAGACTCGCAGACGAAAAAGGTAGTCACGCAGCAACAAGGCTTTAACGACACGAACGCCACTCAGGGCATGACGCCTGACGACGCAGCCAAGTACACGGCCCGCGAAGCTCTGCAGCGTGATTACTACACGACTATGGAGCAGCTCGCGACTGAGTACAAAACTAACATGCTGACGTTAGGCGAGTACCTGGGCGACACGCAGGCGGCGACACAAGCTAACGCGGCGATGACTGCACAGCAAGAGCAGCAGTTCACTAAGCAGCTTGCAGACCGGAACGACTATTACACGCAGGTAAAGG